TTTGATGATAGAACAACAGGAAATATAAAAGATTATGCACCTAATGCTTTTAAAGCATATAAAAAAAGAAAAGGTGGTATAGTACATGTAAATATAGATAAAAACACTTTTAATAAAGTTATTAATACACATATTAATATTGAAACAGATTGTAATGACTTTTTCAAAACAATTATTCCAAAATTAAAGAAAACTTATGAACGTAATGATTATTTAAAAGATATTAAATTAAAAAAAAAATTATATAAATTTAATTATATTAAAGGAAAAAATCTTGTAACACAAGATGTTGTAGTTGAATTAAATAAACAAATTAAAAATAAAAAAAATTATATTTTTACAACAGGAGTAGGTAATCATATGATGATAGCTAGTCAATATTTAGAATTTACAGAACCAAAATCATTTATTAGTAGTGGAAGTTTAGGAGCTATGGGTACTTGTTTACCTTATACTATTGGTGCATCAATAGGTAATCCAGATAAAATTTGTATAGGTATTGATGGTGATGGTTCATTTGAAATGTCATTAAGTGATCTTAAAACAATAAATAGGTATAATTTAAACAATGTTAAAATGATTGTTGTAAATAATAATAAATTAGATATGGTTCATTGTTGGGAAAATCTATTCTTTAATGAAAATAATGTAGCTACAAATAATATTGATAGTCCTGATTATCATAAAATATCTGAAGTTTATAATATAGATTCATACTTTTGTGATAATAAAAAAGATTTAACATATAAAATGAATATATTTTTAAATAATCCAAAATCATCTTTATTACATGTAAAAGTAGAACCTTCATATTGTTTACCATTAGTAGCACCAGGAAAAGCACTAGATGATGTTATATTAAATGAAGAAGATCTTAAAAAAAAAATAGATAAAAATAGTGATGCTCCTAATTAAATTATAATGATTCTGCTTCAGTAGGCTCAGGTTTTGGCTCTGATTGTGGTTCAGGTTGTGGTTCAGATTGTGGCTCAGATTGTGGCTCAGATTGTGGTTGAGGTTGTGATTCTGGTTGTGGTGTTGTTGTAGGATGAACTAAATATTCATTAAATTCATCTTCATCTTGTTTTGGTTTATTTTTATTTGCTTTTGATTCTACAAATTCTTGGAATTTTTGTTCCATTATTATTTCTTCCATTTTATCAATAAATAAATTAAAACAACTTTCATGTGTTCCACTAAATGGTTCTGATAAAGTTATATATTTATACCATAATGTTTTTAGTTTTTCACATGTTAAAGCACAAGCAGCAAAAAGTTCATCAAGTTTAAATAAATTAACAATACCATTTGATATAGAAACAAATACTGATATTACCCATACAGCAATATTTATTTCAACTTCATAATTATTTTGAACATGTTCAGTCATTTGAATAGATAATAATGAAGGAGTTAATATACTACCAATAGTTACTATCATTTGAAATAATCTATAAGCAAAACGAACACAATCTCTTTTTCTTTCATAATCAGCAATACAATCACTATATCTCCTAATTAAAACATTTTTTTTTAAGTTATCTAAATTTAATTTAGAAACAATAATTCTTGTATCTGTTTCAAATTCAAGAAATTTTTTACAACAAGAAGAAGTATTACAACAATCATCTTGTCTATCTTTATAATCTTCATTTTCTTGTATTTGAGAATAATTATTGTTATTACTATTATTATCAGTCATTATTATATAATTAACTTTATTCTATAAATACTTTATTTAAAATCAAATTTATAATATAATATAATAATGATAATATTAATTGATAAACATTCTCCTATTTTAACAATTAAGTTTGTAGATAATTTTAAAGAAAAAGATTATAAATTATTTAAACAATTAACACGTGAATTATTTATCGGTGGTAAAGATATAACAGATAAATATAGAAAAGAAAAACAAAAAATTTATACATTAAATATTGATTCATTTTCATTATTATCTGAAAATACTGAAACATATTATGTTTTAAAATTAATAAATTTTGTTAGAAAAAATATGAAACCATTATCAGAATTTATAATTGAAATAAACTTTTATAATAACGAAGGAGGAATAATGAAAGATTTAGCAGAACAATTTGTAAAAGTTTTTGATACTAATATACCTGTAAATTTTAATTATATTGATAATGAAATTAAATGGTTATAATTTGTTTAATTTTTAATTTTAAAATAAATTGATATATTAAATGAAATTATTTAATAAATTAAATATAAAAATGAACATATTAGAAAATACTAATATAAATAATTCTAATAATGAACTTATTGATTTAAGATATAATAATATAACTAATTATTTAAAAAATATTGAAGAAGAATTAAATAATTTACAATATGAATTAAATAATAATTTAACATTAAATAATGATTATATTAAAAAAAAAATAGAAGAAAATAATGATTATAATAATAAATTAAAAATATTAACAACACTTTATTGTCTTAATGTTGGATAGTTACTAGCACTATCTTCATTTAAATCAATATATTTTTTTTCACTATAATTTATACTACCACCTTTTATATTATTACTATCAATTTGATAATATTTAAAGTTTTTAATTTCAGCATTAGCAGGAAGATTTGATTTTTTAACCATCCATAATTCTCCTTTTTTAACACCTTTTTGTAATGGTTTAATATTATTATTTTCTTCTTTAATAGTAGTATTTATATTATTTTTATCAGTTATATCTTTTATAACAATTTTTACATTAGTATTTATACGTGTTATATCAAATAAATATTCTTTATTCATATCTAAATGTTTTATAGGATTAATAGCAAAATTATGATTATTTGATTTTGGATTAATTTTACCTCCTGTTACTAAATGTACACGTGTTGAATTAGGATATAACCATAATCCTGGTGTTCTATCACCAAAATTACAACACATGTTATTTGTTGTATTTATTTGAAAAATATTACCCCAATGAGGTACTTTTCCTAATATTTTTAATTGAAATGTAATTTTATAATTAGGATAAACATCAATTTTTTTTACTAATAAATTATCTCTAAGTTTTACATAATTATCTTTGAAAAAGTTATGTTGAATCATACTATTATCATTAACAATTATATTTTTTTCATTTTCTGATTCAGCAGGACCTGTATATACATCTTCATGAATATATATATCTTTATATTCACTATTTAAATACATAAATAAAATTAGACTGTCATTATATATTTTTTTATTAATATTATCTTTTATTTCTTTTTCTGTTCTATTTTTATTCCATATTTTAAAATTATTAATATGACCTTTAAAATAGTGAGAATCTTGTGATTGTGTATGTAATTTACCAATATAAATTGGTCCTGATGATTTAAATCCATTTTCTATTTGATGTGTTTGAGTAAATTCTTCTATATTATTATAATTATTTTTATTATTATGATAAGCAAGATTTAATGGAACACCATTTGAATAAACAATTATATTTTTATTTGAATCTACTGTTATAGCTATATGATATTCAATATTAGTTTTAAATTGTTCTTTTGATATCCACATTTTTCGTCCTGTTGTTAAATATAAATTTCCTTCATTATTAAATGAATGTTGCATATTTTTTTTATTAATTCTATGTCTTATAGATACACCAAAAAATGTACAACATTTATTAGGTTCTGGAATTTTACCTTGTGAAATAAGATATGAATGTTTTAAATGTGTTAATTTAAAATTAAATTCAATTGTAAATGGTGATTCATCTAAAACAGGTGCATGATCAGAATGAATTGTTATATAATTATTTATACCATTAAATATAAAAGAATTATTATCATAATCAGCATTAAATACTAATTTTTCTTTTACATATTTATCAGGAATTTCAACAACTTTTATTTTAGTATCAAAGTCAATATCACAACAAGTATAATCATATCTATATTTATTTCCATTTCTTACTAACTTAAATTGTTTTAAATATGAATCTTTTCCACAATCTAAATTATGTCTATCTAAAAATATAACATTACCTTTACCATCATCATTCCAACCTGTATTTTTATTTACACAATTTTTTGTATTTATATTTTCATTACAACTATAATTATATTGAATACCATTATTATATTTTGATAATTCAAATTGATTTAATAATCCTCTACTACAACTAACATTATGTTTATCTAAATAAACTGTATTTCCATTTCCATGACTTTGTACTCTTGTAATATGTTCTTCCATTGTTTGTTCATTTTGTTCACTAAACATACCACATTTATATTTATAAGCAATTTGATCATAATCTTTAGAACCTTCAGGTAATTTACCATCTAACTCAGAAATAAATTTATTTTTAACTCCTCTTGATAATTGAAATTGATTAATTAATCCATTATCACAATTAACATTATGTTTTGTTAAATCAATCATATTAAATAAATGTAAATCTAATGGTGTATGTTTTAAAACCATATCAACAATTCCTTTATCTAATTTAGATAAGGTTTCATTTATAATATCTTTATCTAATGGAGGTAATACATCTTTTAATAAAATAATTCCATTATCTAATTCAACATCTCCACATTTTACACATTTATCTTTTGGTTTATATGAAGCAGGACATTCATAATTTTCAGGAACTTCTTTTAAGAAATTTAATTTTTTAAATTCATCATTATTACAATAATTACTACCATCACCTTTTTTAATCCAATGAACTTTACCTATATGTTTTCCTATTTTAACAGTAGTCATATGATTTAATACATTAATAGCCGATTTTACTGTAGGTAAAACTAATATATAATGTTGTTTTAAAATAGGATATTTTTCATATAATTCTTTAAAAGGTTGATTATTAGAATCAGATATTTTATACAATGAAACATTAGGAATAATTCCCTCATTTTTTAATTTTTTTTCATTTTCAATTAATTCTAATTCTTTATTTTTTCTTGCTAAATTTATTTTAGCTAACATTTCTGCTGCTTCATTTTCAGCAGCTTCCATTGCTGCTTTTTTTTGATTAATTATTATTTTTTCTTTCTCAGCCATAATTTTTGATTTAGCATCTAAACCTTTAATTCTTTCTTGTAATTCTTTTATTTTTTGTTGTGCTTCTAATGATGATTTCATTTTTTTTAATTCTAATTCATTTTTTCTTTTTAATCTTTCAGCATTTTCTGCTTCTTGTTGTTTTTTTAACATTTCTTTTTCTGCTTTTAATTTTTCATTTAATGATTGTTCTAATTGTTCTTTTGATTGATTTAATAATTTTCTATTTTCTTCTGATTTTTTACGAAATTCTTTTATTTTTAACAATAATATTTCTTTACGATTATCCCATTTAAATTTAGCATTTAAATGATTTTGATATGCTTTTTTATATTCATCAGCAACATTACCACCTTTAATTGTAGGTTTTATATCACTAACATCTATATCACTAACTTTAATTTTAGCATTATCTAATTTAATTTTAGCATTATTTAAATCTTCATTAGATTTTTGTAATTGTAATTTTAATTGTAATAATTGTTCTTTTTCAAATTTTGCTTCTTCAAGAATCATTTTCTTTTTAAGTTGTTCTTGTTCTATTAATGCTCTTATTTTAGATGTATTATTTAAAGTCTTATTTTTAATTTTTTCTAAAAATGTTTTTGCAACTAATGCTTCACTTTTCTTCTGAGCTTCATTTGCTGAAATTTGTGCAGATTTTGCTTCCTTTTCTGCCATAATTTTAAATGATTTTGCTAATGCTGCTTCTGCTTTTGCTTGTCGTGCTGCATCTTTAGCAGCTTGTTTAGCTAATTCTTGTTCAGTAGCATCTTTTCCTAATGCTAATAATTTTTCTTGTTTTTCTTTTGCAACTAATTTATCATTTTTAAGTCTATCTAATTCTTGTTGAGCTAATCTTGCACTTTTTTCTGCCATTTCTTTTTTAATTTTTTCTGCTTCTTCTTCTAATGATTCTTGTCTTTTTGCAGCTTCTAAAATCCACAATACAGATTTTTCAGCCATTTTCTTTTGTTCTTCTGCATCTAATGCAGCATCTAAAACTCTTTCACGAGTATCTTCTACAAATTTAACTAATTTAGCATTTTTAGTTAATAAATCTTTTTTTAAACCATAAATACTATCTTTAATTTGTAATAATTTTTCTAAATCTTTCTTTTGTCTTAATAATTCTTCTTTTTCATTTTCTATATCATCAATTTTTAAATCCATAACTGAATGTTTATCTAAATTTACAAGTTTCATATCAACTTTTGTTTCTTCCTTTTTTTTATTTAAATCTTTTTTAATTATATCATACAATTTTAAAGGAAAATTTAAAATTGTATTACTACTCAAATATAATATTATTATACTAATTGATATAAGGGCAATTAATATTGAATTTTCCATATATATATATATATATCATAAAAAAAATAATAATACTTAAACATTATTTTTATATTTTATAATATAATGACAACACGAAGATTAAATAAAGAATTAAAAGATATTACACAAGACCCTCCTTCAAATTGTTCAGCAGGTATAATTAATGATGATATTTTTCATTGGAAAGCTACAATTATGGGTCCCGAAGATACTCCATATCATAATGGAGTATTTTATCTTGAAATCTGGTTTCCATCTGATTTTCCTTTTAAACCACCAAAAGTAAATTTCATTACAAAAATATATCATCCTAATATAGATTCAAGTGGTAATATATGTTTAGATATATTAAAAGACGCTTGGAGTCCTGCTTTATCAATATCAAAAGTATTACTATCTATTTGTTCTTTATTAGCTGAACCTAATCCTGATGATCCTCTTGTTAATGAAATAGCAAGTATTTATAGAAATAATATTGAATTATATAATAAAAATGCACGTGAATATACTATTACATATGCTAATAATTAATTAGATTTTTCTTTTTCTTCTTCATCATCATCATCATCTGTATTTAATATATTATTATCTAATTCATTATTATTATCTTCTTCTTCATCACTAGTTATATCTATTGATACATCTGAAATATCAGTATCATTATCAAAATCCAATGATATATCACTATTTATTGAATATTCAGATAATGTATCATCATTTATAAAATCATTATCTGAAGTATGTTCAGATAATTCATCTTCTTCTTCATTTGATGAAAATTCTATGTCATAAAATCCACCAAATTGTTTATTATAAAAAGCTTGAAACTCTTCAATATTAGTATCAACAAAATTATTATTATCATCTATTTTACATATAAATAATTCTCCAAAATATAAATTATTATCAATTGGTGGTGGTAATTCATATTTATTTTCATTATCATTTTTTTCTTTATTAAAACCTAATAATTTAAAATTATCATCTTTCCAATAATATAATTCAGGTATTGATTTAATTACATATATGTCTTCTTCTAAATTTGAAATATCACTATTTTCTTTTATATGTAAAATATTAATATACATTTATTATATATTTAACTATTTAAATATTTAAGTAATTAATATTCTATAAATGGAAATCAATACTATAAACAATAATATTGATAATTTAGAAAATAATGAAAATAATGAAAGTACTGAAAATAACGATTTAAATAAAACTGAATTAAAAAAATGTCCTATTTGTAATAAGATGGTTTCTAATCTTAAACGTCATCAAAAAAGCAAAGCTTGTAGCAATTTTGTTAAAATAATAGATCATAATAATATTAGTAATAATAATATTTTAAATTATATTAAATTAATTGAAGATGAAATTATTTCATTAGAAATTGATAATGAAATTAAAAAAAATATTCAAAATAATTTAAATCTTATTACAGATAATGTAAAATTATTAAAAAATAAATCATTTTCTATTATACAAAATATGTGTGATGTATATAATATTTAATTTGTTGTCTTTTTAATAATTTTTTTTTAGATATTAAGAAAATAAATTTGTAAAATCTTGTTCTTTCTTTATATTTGGAATTTCATCTTTTTTAACATAAATAAAATTTTTATTGTTTTTAATAATATTAATAGTTAAATAATCATTAAAAAATAATTCTAATAGTAAAGGACTATGATCAAAATCATTTTGCATTAATGTATGATTATTTAATGAAATACCATCAGTCATATATTCATTTAAAATTCTATAATCAATAGTAAATTCTATATTATTATATAATTCTCTACTTATTAAGTAATAATCTACACAAGTTGATTTACCTGTTCCTTTATCTAAAGAACCTGACCAATAATTTGTAATAGAAGGAACATTAGGTAAAATTATAAAATTTTTAAAAATTTCTTCAACTAAAAATATAAGTTTTAATATAATTTCATTTATGTAAATATTGATTAAATAACTGGAACTATTGTTTTTGTTAGCAGCTGCCATTTTTATATATTTTATAGTATCTTGTAAAAAATTTTGATCAAGCAAGTTTATATTAAAATCACCTCCAATTATTACGTATTCAAACTGTTGTTTCATTTTAAGTATTTTATGAAAAATAACTAAACCTGTCAATATTGATTTAAAACTGCTAGTATTTGAAAAAATAATACCATGAACATTAGATATATAAATATTATATCTTTCTTGAGTATTATTATTTATAATTTCATAATTATAAGGTAAAGTTATTAATCTATAATTATTAGAATATGATTTATCATCAAAATCTCTAAATTTAAAAGCTAAATCGTCTTTTCTTTTTCCAAAATCTCCATCAGTGTTATCTAAATTGTATTGCCATTCTTGAAATAAATAAAAATCTGGTTTGATATCTTGATAATCTATCATTGGTAAGTCTTTAGCAATTAATTCATCAAAACTATTCGGATATTGTGAATTTTGTTTATAATAACCTCTTTCTGCTACAACCATTTGTTGTAAATTATTTAGATTTATTTCTTTTGGTGGACCATAATTAAGTATTGTTTGTGGTCCTAAATTATGTGTAATAATACTAATTTTATCTAAATTTGAAAATAGTGCTGTTGGTACTGTTGATGATGGGATAAATATACTTGAATTCACACTTAAAGTTGAACCTCCCTTTAATTTTTTATATTTTAATTTATATTTTAAATATTTTAATTTCCAATTTATCATATATTATATTAAAAGATTTTAATTTAAAAATATTTTTTCTGGAAAAGTACATTCATTATGATAAGGTAATAATGATAACATTTCTTTTTTTTTTTTCATATCCATATTATTTAATATTTTTAATTGATTATCAGATTTCAATCTTAAATAAATTTTAGCTCTAAATTTATTATCTAAATTATATAAATTTTTTAATTGTTGTTCTATTGATAAATTTTTGAATTTTTCTAATAATATTTCCATTATTCATTTATATTAATATAAATCAATTTAATATAATTAATATAAAAATGATTATTTTAATAATATATATAAAATGTTTGAAAAAATATGTATACATTGTAAATGTCCTTTAAGTTTTTATAAAGATAAAAATTTAAGATTAGAATCTTGCAGAGTTGTTCAATATGATATATATGGTAATAAATTTTACAGACATAAGTTTGAAAATATGATAATACATAGCATAAAAACTATTTTTGATTCTTGTAAAACTAACGATTAAAAAAGTATTTAGAAACATATTAATAATATATATATATAAATAAACATGTATGATTTATCAAAAATGATAAGCGAAGATCTAGATAAAATTAATTTTTTAAGAAAAATTGTTTTAGCTATATCAAAAAAAACTGAATATGATATAAATGATTTATGGATGATGGTTTGTGATAAAAGTGAAAAAGAATTAAGAAAATTATATAAAAAGAAAAAAATACGTTCAAATAGTGCTTATTCATTTTTTATAAAAGATTTAAAAAATCAAAATGAAGCTAAACAATTACTAGAAGAAACACAAGATGAAACTTTAACACATAAAGATAAATTTACTCAAATGTCTAAATATTTAAGTAATAAATGGAATAATATGGATGAAAGTGATAAAGTTGAATATAATAAACAATCATTAGAAAGTAAAAAACAAGCTGATTTATTAAATGGTTGTAAAAATAAACCAAAAAGAAAAACATGTTATCAAATGTTTAGTGCATCTATTTGGAAACAAAAAGATGAACTATATAGTAATTTAAATTTTAATGAGTTAAATAAATTTATTTCAAAAGAATGGAATAGAATTAAAGAAGAACCAGAATTATTAAAAAAATATCAAGAAGAATCTAATCAATATAATTTAGAACAAAAAGATAAACATAATAGCTTATTATTTGAAAAATCATTACAAGATGAAGAATTATTAATTGAATGTAGTGGTGGAAGTAGTGATGAACAAAGTTCTCCATTTAATGAATTTAAAAAAAAACATAAAATTTCTATTATGAAAGAATTTCCTGAACTTAATAGTATGCAATTAAGTAAAAAATTAAATGATATTTATAAAGAACAAAATATTTAATAATTTAACCAATGTTTTGGTTCATCAGATAATATTAAATTATTTTTTTTTATGTAAATTAAATTTTTTGATACTTTTTTAAAAATTATATTTAATAACTCTTCACTTAATATTGAAAAAATATTATTTTTCTTTTTTGAATAATTTAATATATAATTTAAAATAATTACATAATTATGTTCATTACCATAATTATATATATATGACATACTAATATCATTAAATGTATAAAAATGATTAAAACATTTTTCATTATTAATAATATTTTCTATTTCATTGGAATTTAATTCAGATTTTTTTTTTGGATAAAATCTTGCTATTGGTTTAAATAAATAATAACTTAATTTATGAGATTTTTTAAATGATTCAATTGATTTTTTAGTAATTAGAATACTTTCAAAATGTATATAATATGAATGTTCTAAATTCATTATATTTTGAGTATTTAATAAATATAAATCTTTATTTGTACAAAAAAATATTTTTCCTGTTATTATATTATAATATATAATCATACACATTTATTATTATTATTTATAATAATTTTATATAATTTTATATTTAGATTTTATTAATTTATTTATTGATTTAGTTTTTACTTTCTTCAATAGTCTTAAATCTCTTTTAATATTTATTAATTTCCATAATTTTTCTAATTCATTATATTGAATATACAAATCAGATGTTGTTATCATTTAATATAATAAATTAGAAAAAATCATTTATTTTATTAAAAATGATTTTTTTTTTGTAAATGTAAAATGAATACAGAACTTATTGATTTAGATTTTTATTATATGTGTATGAAAGATAATAAAGTATTATATAATAGTATTGGAACTTGGTTAAGAGCTTATGGATTTCATCCTACTTCAAAACATATTGAAATTTATTTTAACAAAATTAAGCAATATTCAAATATTAATAATAATTATATTAATTTAGATGAATTTTACTATTTTGTATCATTAAATCACAATGATATTTTTAATAATATATCCTAATATTTAAAAATGATTTAATTTTTTTTAAATTAAAATGAAAATCATTTCCTGGAATATTAATGGAATAAGATCTAAAAGTATGAATTTGTTAGAAAATAAACAATTTAATAATGAATCACCATTGGGAAAATTATTAGAAGAATATAAACCTGATATTATTTGTTTTTCTGAAATAAGATGTCAACAAGAACATACTAAAATGTTTGATTGTTTACCATTTAAATATAAACATTATCATTGTTGTAATCCTACATATAAAAAAGGATATTCAGGTGTATCATTATTATCTAATATTCCAATTTTAAATATATCTATAATTCCAACATTAATAGATGAAGATTTACAAGGACGTTCTATTGTAGCAGAATTTGATAGTTTTATATTATGTAATGTTTATACACCAAATTCAGGTTCCAATGATGATTATAGAGAAAATATATGGGATACAAGTGTATATAAGTATTTATATGATAATATAAAAAATAATAAACCATTAATTTATACAGGAGATTTAAATGTTATAGATACAGAATTAGATGTATATAATAAAAAAATTTTAAAAGAACAAAAAATTCCAGGAACATTTGATTTTGAAAGAAATGCTTTTAAGTCATTTTTAGAATTAGAATATATTGATTGTTTTAGATATTTTAATAATGATTTACAAAAATATTCATGGTTTAATCCACGAATTCCAAGAATGAAAAAAGAAAAAAAAGGATTTAGATTAGATTATTTTCTAATTCATAAAAAATATATTCATTTAGTAAAATATTCTGATATATTAGATAATATTAATGGTAGTGATCATGTACCAATTATTTTAGAATTATTAATTTAATATGAATCATAACCTGATTCTTCATAAGAATCATAACTATCTGAATCATAATTATTAAATTCACAATATGGAATAATAATATGTCTATAATTAATTAACCACTCAACTTCATCAGGATAAAATCTGTTTTTTTCAAATTCTTTTACAATACTATATTCATCCCATAAACTGTAACTTGGTATTGAACCATAATTCATAACTAATTCTTTATTTCTAATTTCAGCAATTAAATTTGCATACTCAGAAATAAAGTTATGTTTTACTTTATATATGTTTTCTTCTTTTATAAAATCAAAAGCATTTTTAATAAATGTTTCTTTAAATTCATTATCACAAGAGTCTAACAAGTCTAAAATCATCATTTTAAATTAATGAAAAAAAATCAATTTTAAAATATCATTATAGATATAAAGACTATCTCTTATTAACATAACTCGCGTCCGCCCGGACGGGCAGGGCGTCCTTTCATTATTTGTTTTTGACTTTTATTTCTAAATATATCAAAAGCAAATGATAGTCTCTTACCATAATAGGTATCTCGACAATCTAAACCATAATGTTGGTCATAAAAATACGAAAGAGTCTCCAATTGATTAATTAATTGTCTATGATTATGTTTGACAGTAGTATCAATCTTCTGCATCCTTTAAATAATTTAAAAAAAAATCATTTTTTTATTTTAGGTATTACAAAAATTGATTTATTTATTTATTTATTTAGATGGATGTTACTAAATCAATACTTGGAATTCGTTTATTTGACAAAACAATTAATTAATAATAAATTAAATCTAAATTTAGATATTAAATTAAAAATTTGGAATTTTTATAAAAAATTAATAGCAGTTGATATAATTAAAAAATTTATTTTTAATTATACATATCAATGTACTGAGTGTTTTACAATTAATTGGAAATTTAATTTAAAAGATAATTATAATAATTTTTATAAAACAACTGCTTGTAATAATGATGTTTCTGATATAACTGATACTTGTTGTTGTGAAAAATTAATATGTTTAAACAATTGTTATTTTAATATTAAATGTAAATTATGTAAAAAAAATTTATTTAATATTAGTTTAGAACATTCTACATCTGATATTGGATGGAATCCAATTGAAGGTAAATCTTCAATTAATATAGAATGTTATGAATGTAGTCATATAAATTATATTGATTTAATAATGAATAATTGTATTGATGATAATGAAAAATATAAAATACTTGGTAAATTAATGTGTAATAAAAATAAATATTTTATAGATAATAATAAAAGAATTATATTAAATTAATAATTAATTATATTATAATTATATCTTTCTTGATTTTTTAATAAATATAATTTCATATATAATAGTATAAATAAATATATATATATTAATTTATATGATAAATACTACATTTGAAATATTTAAAAAAAGTGTTGAATTAATTAAACCATTAGCAAAAGGTGATAAAATGATTAAAAGTGGTGAAATTACTATAGAACAATTTGTAGAATCAGGTGATAAGTTAATTAAAATGAATCCAAAATGGTATTGGTGTAAAGGTACTAAATCAAATAAATATTTACCAACAGATAAGCAATTTTTAATGATAAAAGAAGTTAAGTGTCATAAAAATAAAGATGTAGAAATAAGTTTAAATAAAGATAGTATATTAGTTAATCAAGTTAAAAATGATAATAATCAAAATATTATTGATGATGACCTTGAATCTTTAATTGAACTTGAAGATGACGATAATTGTGTAATGTTTGAAAGTGATAAAAATAATGAAGATGAACACTATTATGACATATATATTGTATATGACTTTTATTTTAATACACCAAGAATTTATTTATTTGGATATAATATAAATAGTTATCCGTTATCATTTGACAATATGATGAAAGATATGCAAGAAGAATATATTAATAATACATTAACATTAGAAAAACATCCTCATTTAGATTTAATGACTCTTAGTTTACATCCTTGTCGTCACGCATCAACAATGAAAAATTTAATAAGCAATTTAGATAATTTTAAAAAAAATCTATATTTAATGCTATTTCTTAAAATTATTTCATCATTAATTCCAAAATTAGAATATGATGTAATTAATGTTGATTTTTAGTATAAAAACAATATAATATTATTATTAAATGTTTACAATATGTTTATTTATATTTTTAATTATTTTATTAGATAATCCGTTAGTAATAAATAGTGTTTGTATATTAGTAAGTGATTATTTTTATACTTTTCGTTATTGTTATTATTATACACTATATTCATTAACAATTATGATTGATAATTACTTATTATTTTTAAAAAAATTAACAGAAATGTTAACAACGTATCCTAATAATTTAATATGTTGTATTACATCAACAATATTATTATATATTGTATATTTAATTCTAAAATTATTTAAATTTCCATAATGTAAAAATGTTTTCTTTTAACATTTTATTTCTTTTTTTTTCAACTAAATTATTAATATCAATATTTCTAATTTTATTTAAAAATTTTTTATTAATCGTTTTTGAAAAACATAAACAAGGTTCTGAACTAAAATTACAAGGTTTAAGTTCTGTTTTTAAATATTGACCCATTGTATTATTTTTAATAGGAATACACATTTTTTGTTCATTTGAATCTATAATAGATTGGTTATAATGATTAAATAAATCTTGTGTAATTATCATATTTTTATCTGTTTCATAGTAATGTGAAAAAGGATTTTTTGTTGGTGTATCAATGCTATTACCTAAAACTAATTTTTTTTCTTTACTTAATCTTTCACCTGGTCTTCTTTCAAAAGTTGATGTACACATTACAATAGAACACATATTTGAATTAATTTAAAAAAAAATCATTTTTTTTTATAATTTAATTATTTAGAGATAAAATTTATTTACAATATAAAAAATGTATAAACAAACAATAATAATTATGTTATTTTGTATGATAAATTATAGTATTGCATCAAATAATACTAAATGTAATTTATGTAAAGATGTAGTTAATATAATTGATAGTGAAGTTCATTTAGCTAATTCAACTATTAATATAATAGAAGAAGTTGTAAAAACTTTTTGTAATCATATGATTATTCCATTTAGAAAAAATGAATGTTTATTTATTTTAGATAATTTACAAAATATTATTAATTGGTTATTAGATGGATTAACACCAAATGATATTTGTGTAAAAATAGGATTATGTTAAAAAAATATATTATATATATATATATATATGAATTTAGATGGACAGTTAAGCAAATTATTTTATTTTGTTTTAATTGCAACATTTTATGCAATTATATATTATTTTCATCGTAGCGAATTTAATGGTTTAGATGAAGAAAGTTCATTTTTAGATTGTTGGTATTTTTCATTTACAACTTTTAGTACTGTAGGTTATGGTGATATTAGTCCTAAAACTGATAAAGCAAAAATATTTGTTTTATCACAACAAATGATATTACTATTAGATTTATCTGACAATATATTTAAATTTCTCGGAATAAATTTAATATAATTAAATTTCTTTGATTATATTTTTATTTTTTTATATTTTTTTTATTTTTTATTTAAACATTAATTAGTTATTAATATTTATTAATGGATAAATTATGTGATAAAGTAAAAAAAATGAATAATATTAATGAAATGAAAGATTATGTTGAACAAGAATTAATTAAAACTATGATTATTGGATTTTTAGATTATTATAAAATAAATTTAAATTATAAAGATTTTGTAACTTTAATTGCAATTAATTATTTTCCTATGAATTTTATAATTCATAATAAAGAACATTATAATTTGATAAATAAACTTGTTCAAAATATTAATAAAAAGCAAAAAATATCTAATTGGGAACAAATTTATGATATATTAAAAACGATAGAAAAAGATAATGAAGATGAAATTAGTATAAAATATGTAACCATTTATTATAATTTATGTATGATGTTGAATGATGTAAATGATGAAAGAATAGTTAATGAAAAAAATAAATATTATAATTTATTAAAAAATATTAAAAAAGAAAAAACGGATGAATATATAATTTTAATGACAAAAAATTTAACAAAAACGAATACATATGAACAATTTAGTAAAGAAGTTGTCTTTAATAAAATTGATAATGATATAAAACAAGATGATTTTTCAAGCATTTTAAAATTAATTGATGTTATTAGAATAAAATTATGTAATATGACTCCTAATAGAAATGATTTAATTAATGAAATTAATGAAAATTTAAATATTAGTTTTATAAAACATAAAATTGATAATAATATTATGGATTTACAAGATATTAAAAAATTATTTCATTTTATTATAAGAAAAATAAAAGATTATCAATGTTCAAATAATGACAATGAATTTAAAGAATATTGCTTAAAATTATCAAAAGAAGAAAATATTGTTATTATATTAAAATGTTTAATTGAAAAAATAGAAGAAATAGAAAATGATATTAAAAAATTTAAAGAGTCAATAAAAAAAAATAATTCTTAAAAAAAAAAAAATTATAATATAAAAAA